ATTTCCCATTTTTAATTAATGTATAATTTGTTCTAGGATTTTTATCTTTATTACTATACCATTTTAAACATTCATCTTTATTTAATGGAATTTCTAATATAGATTTAACTACTTCTTTTTTTTTTTCTATATTTTTTTCTTTCACTTGATTGACTGGAACCTTTAATTCTATATTTTTTACTACTTTATCTTCATCTTTATACTGATTGCTATACTTTTTGCATTGTTTTGTTAATTCTTTTATAACAATACTTGTTTTTTTTAATTGTCTTCCTGTTCTCGGATTTTTATCTTGATTTATTTTCCATTTTAAACATTCTTCTTTTGTAAATGATTTGTATCGATCACTCATATTCTATATTTTGTAATTATTTTTAAATATTAATATTTTCAATATTTCTTAATAATTTATCTGTTAATTTAAATATTTCAATTCTTTCTATATTTTTCTTCTTTATTTTATTTAAAACTTCATCAAAACTATTCCATTCTAGTGCTCTTATTTCTCTTATTTGTTCCATACAATTAGAATCAATAACTAATTTAACATTTTTATTAATTTTAGCAATATAATATACATGTTTATATAATATATTATTACTTCCATAAAATATCTCTTCAAATGAATCTAATTCTTTTTTAATATCGATATCATTTTTTAATATTCTTGTTTCTTCACAAAACTCTCTAATAGCACAATCAATATTACTTTCCTTTAATTTTCTACGACCTTTTGGAAATCCCCATTCTTGATCATTAGTAATATTTACTAAGTCTTTCAAAATATTTTCTAAAATATTATTTTGAATTAAATAATTAAATTTTTTTTTTGATTCAACATATTCAGCAGTATGTTTTATATTTGTATTATTTTGACACCAAGCATAATTCCAAATTGTATCAAAATCATTACTTCCTAATAAATTTTTTTCATTAATAGTCATTTGATTAATTAATTCAATTATATATGCTATATTATTAAATTCATATTTTCCTCTAACAAATTCCATAAAAGCCAAACTATCTTTTCTTTGAACCATTAAATATTTAATATCATTATTTTCTATCTTATAACAAATTATTCCAAAACTCATAACTGGATGTATACAATCTTTGTATAAATGACCATTAATTCCACAATTTCTACATGTTTGAGGTCTTATATAATTATTTGTTTTTGATGTTTCGTTATTTTTCTTCATCCATTGTTAATATATATGTTATTTTTCTTAAATCTTAAAAAAATAATTATTAAATTTACTTTCAAACACCCTTTTTACCAACTTTTTTACCAACTTTTTTTTTATTTGTAAATTTTTCTTTGCGCTTTAATTTTTTATTTTTAAATTTTTCTAAATGATCATGATTTTTTTTAGAAGAACAATTTGAAAACGCTTCAATTGTTCCATCAGCATTTTCTACAAATACCTGAGAATCTAAATCAAGTGAATCTATGTCCATTGAATCTAATTCTTTATCTAAATCTACTTCTTCTTGCATCATCATATCATCCATATCATCACTAACATCTGCTGGTACTTCTACTGCTGCATCTACTCTATAATTATCTTCTGGTGTATCTATTTTTATTGTTGAAGCAATACTATCTGCATTGTCTAAAATATTTTCTGCAAAATCATTCGATTCTTCTTCTGTTGCAGGTACTTTGCTTTCAATTATTTTTTTATTAGCATTGGTATATGTTAATATTGTATTAAATGTAGTTACTATTATTACAAGACACCACACAATAACTATTACGGCAATTATCCATGCTAATAACCAACACCACCAATTAGTTTTCCATGAACCACCTGTAACTAAACATGTTAATTCGACGAGTGATAATATAACACCGGGAACAGTTATTAATATCATAAATAAAACTCCCAATAATCTTTTTCCCATTGGAATTTCTGTTTGTGTTACTAAAACAGATACGCATAATACTAAAATAGTTAATGTAATAGCCCAAGCAGCATATTTAGACTGTGTAGAACCGACAATCGCTTTAATTAAAGGACTGGTAGCCATATTATTTTCTTTTTCTATCTATAAAAACGAAATAAAAAAAATGATAAAAAATATTATATAAATATAATTTAAAACTATATATTATCTAATTATGGGAATTCCTTATTATTTTTATGTTTTAACAAAACAATATAATGATATTTTAATTAATTCAATTGATATTAAACCTGATATATTTTGTTTTGATTTTAATGGTATTATACATCCTATTGCATTACAAGAATTAAATGATGAAAAAATATTAAATAAATTATGGTCAAAAGTAGAAAAATATGCGAATGAATATAATCCTAAAAATATACATATTTGTGTAGATGGTATAGCACCATTTGCTAAAATAATACAACAAAGAAAAAGAAGATATTTATCTTCATATAAAAAACAAATTGATAACGATAAAATTATTTGGGATACAAATGCTATAACACCGGGAACTGAATTTATGAATAAATTAAATGCTTATATGATTAATAAAACAAGATATAATGTAGATAAAGAAATAATATATCATTATAGTGGCAGTAATATAAATGGTGAAGGAGAACATAAAATATTTAAAATAATTAAAAATTTAGAAAATGATAAAACAGTACTAATACATGGTTTGGATGCAGATTTAATAATATTATCATTAATATCGCATAAAAAAAATATTTATTTGATGCGGGAAAAACAAGAAAATGATACATTAGATTATACATATATAAATATTAATGCATTAAGAAAAGCAATTATTAATGATTTAATTATAAAATGGGATTTAGATTCTAATAATTATATTGATAATTTTTCAAATAATTCTATTAATTTAATTGAATCATATTGTGTAATGTGTTCATTATTGGGCAATGATTTTATTCCACATTTATTAACTATTAATCTTAAAAATAATGGTTTAGATGAATTATTAATGCACACAAAATTATCAATTAAACTACATGATTTATTAGTAATTGATAGCAATATTAATCATAAATGTTTAACTGAAATATTTAATAGATTATCATTAAATGAAGATACAGAAATATTTAAAATAACAGAAAATTATATTAATAAAAAATATCATAACGCAAAATTACAAAGTGATTTTTATGCAATTAAAAATAAGGATCCAATTGCATATGAAATATATTCAGATTTTAAAAAATGGAAATATATTTATTATAGTAATAAATTTAATACAAATATATATATAGATTCTTCTATTATATTTGAAGCATGTGAAAATTATATTAAAGGTATTTATTGGACTTATAGTTATTATAAATATAATATAATAGATCATACATGGTATTATCCTTACAATTTTCCACCAATTATTAAAGATATATCTAATCATTGTAATGGAAATTCTGCTCCGACAATTATAAATAATGGTTCATTTATAAGTAATGAAGCACAATTATTAATTGTTTTGCCAAAATCGAGTAATAATTTATTAAAAAATTCTATAAAAAAATATACAACTGATATTAATTTGGGTTTATATCATTTATTTCCAAATAAATTCAAAACTCATACTTATTTAAAAAATCATTTATGGGAATGTTGTCCTGAATTACCAAAAATTAATATAAATTATATAAATAGTATTTTAAATAATTAATTTGTTTTTCTATATATATATTAAGATATGAATAATTTAAATTATATTTATTTATTATTATTTATTATTATATTTATAATAATTTATTATATAATTGTTATAAAAAAAAAACAAGAAAATTTTAAAGATCTGAAAGATCTACAAAATTCTATAGATTTAGATTTTATAAAAAAAATTTCTGATAAAATAGATAAAATAAAAGAAACTTTTGATAATGATTCTGATATAATATTAAAAAAAACACAACCTAAAGCACGTTGTTCTTGTTGTAATGAAAATATGCATTTATATAGAAAATAATTTAATATTTAGTATTATTATGTGTGGTATAACAGGTATAATATCATCTGATAATAATATTATATCAGATTTTTATGAAAGTTTATTAAATATACAACATAGAGGACAAGATGCATGTGGATATGTTATAAATAATATAATTTACAAAAAAAATGGTTTAGTTAAAAATGCAATATCATATAATGATATATCTAAATTAAATAGTAATATTGCAATAGGTCATACTAGATATCCAACAACTTATTCTAAAAATGAAAATGAAAATCAACCTTTTCAAGTAAAATTACAAAATAATAATATATCATTAGTTCATAATGGAAATATATATAATTATGATATATATTTAAAAGAATTAGAAAAATATAATATTAATTTAAATAGCAATTCTGATTCAGAATTTTTATTATATTATATATATTATTTAATTATTTATAAATATAATTACTTAAATTTTGATAATGCTATTATTTCATCGATTAAATATATTATTGATAATATTAAAGGTGCATATAGTGTTATTTTGTTAATTGAAAATTATGGTCTAGTATGTTTTAGAGATAAATTTGGAATTAGACCATTAATGTATGGGAAAAAAAATAATACATATATGATTTCTTCTGAAAATATAGCACATAATATATTAGAATATAATTATCAAAAAGATATTGAAAATATAGCTATATTTAAAAATAATGGTATTGTTGAAGAATATAATTATAATTTTAAATTAAAACCTTGTTTATTTGAATATATATATTTAGCTAGACCCGAATCACGTATAAATGATGTTTCTGTTTATGATTTTAGAATAAATATGGGTTACTATTTGGCTAAAAATATAATTAATAATTTAACTGTAAATGAATTGAATAATATTGATGCAATTATACCGATTCCCGATACAAGTATAATATCAGCAACAAGTTTAGCAGAAAAATTAAATAAACCTATTAAATTTGGTATTATTAAAAATAGATATATAGATCGTACTTTTATAATGAATAATAATATTACAAGAAATAAGAATATTAAAAGAAAATTTTTATTTATTAACTCCGAATTAAATAATAAAAATATAATACTCATTGATGATAGTATTGTTAGAGGAAATACAAGTAAACATATAATTAGTCAATTGAAATTAGCAGGTGTAAAAAAAATATATTTTGTATCATGTGCACCTCCTATAAAATATGTTAATAAATATGGTATTGATTTACCTTTACAAACAGATTTGATAGCACATAATAATAATGATATGGAAATATCTAAATTATTGAATATTGATAATATAATATTTCAATCAGTAGATGATTTAAAAAAATGTTTTACAGATATTAACAATAATGTTAATGATTTTGAATTATCAGTTTTTGATAATGTATATATAAATTAATAATTTTATAAAAAAAGTACATTTTTAATTTTTATAAAATTTTTATAAAATGTTTTTAAAATTTAATATTTTTTAATGAAATGTACTTTTTTTTATATTTTATTGCTATTTTTAATTATTTCTCTAATATTAATTACTTGATTTTTATAATGTTCGGATGGTTCTTTTAATAATATTATATTTAATAAATGTTCTATAATTTCTTCATATAAATAAGTATCTATTTTTAAACATATATCATCCTTATTTTCAATGGCAAATTTTTGCATAAGTTTCGTTTTTTCTGTTATTAATTCTTGAACTAAATTATTTAAATCTTTTAATATAAAATCATTATCAGATTTAACTAATGTTGTATTTTCATTTTTATAAAGAATATTATTATTTTCTGGAAAATCTATATTAAAATGTATTTCTTTAGTTAATAAACTTGGTATATCATATACTTTTTTGAAAATTTCTAACATTTTTTCATAATTTAAATAATCAATTCTTTCATTTCCATAATTATTTATATATATATTGTTTGTGTGTATAATATTATTAGTAATATTATTGTTTATAATATAATTATTATTAGTTATATTAGTTTTTATACTTTCATCATTATTTTCATTTTTTTTTGCATATATTATACTTCTTGGTTGGCAATTATTTTTAGCAATATGTCTGGATTTATTATGTCTATTTGTAAAAGACATCATACATCTTGGACAAGTTAAATCATCTAATCCATTACATTTTTTTTCATGTTCTAAAAAACTTTTTTTAATTTTATAAATTTTATTACATTTTTTACAAATATAGTTAGGGATAACATTTTTTTCATTTGGGATAACATTTTTTTCATTTGGGATAACATTTTTTTCATTTGGGGTGACATTTTCTTCAATTTTAATATTTTCTTTAAATTTTGCTCTTACATCATTGTGTTTAACACTCTGATGGCGTATTAAATTATATTTGCGTTTAGATGTATAATTACAAAATGGACAATAATAGCATTTTGCGTCGTCATTTTGAGTCATTACTATAAAAGGTGTATATTTTATTCTTTATATATTTAAATTGTTATCAGATTTTACTCAATTACTCACGGAAAAATGAGTAACCCCGTTGTGGAAATTTTTTTGTAAAAAAATATTAAAAGTTTTTTGTCATATTTATCTATATATATATATACAGCATTATGTTATAAATATATAATCAAAAAAATACAAAAAAATAGGGAAAAATGACCTAAATTCAACATAAATTAATAAATTATATTTTTTATAAAAAAGTAGATAACTTAAAAATAATTAGAAAAAACATTTAAAATAAAAATTGATTTTCTAATAATATAATAAATAAAATTAATAAATTAATGGAATCTCTAAAAACTGAAAATGAAAGCATAGATGTGTGTGAAAAAGAAAAAACACAACTTATTATAAATGAAGATTGTATTAAAGGAATGAAAGGATGTGATCCAGATAGTGTTGATATTATAATTTGTGATCCTCCTTATAATATTGGTAAAAATTTTGGAAATGATAGTGATAAACAAGATATGATAAAATATCTTAGTTGGTGCGATGAATGGATTGCCGAATGTATTCGTATTCTAAAACCAAATGGAACATTATATATTTATGGTTTTAGTGAAATATTAGCATTTATCAGAGTAAGAATAAATATTAATGTTAGGTGGATTATTTGGCATTATACCAATAAAGTAACACCATCTCTTAATCATTGGCAAAGAACACATGAAAGTATATTATGTTGTAGTAAAGAAAAACCACATTTTAATCGCGATGATGTTAGAGAACCATATACAGATACTTTTTTGAAAAATGCCGCTGGTAAGGTTAGAAAAGCAACAAAAGGTAGATTTAGTAACGGAGAAAAAGAAACTGTATATAATGCACATACAAATGGTGCTCTTCCAAGAGATGTTATTAAAATATCGGCTCTTGCGGGTGGTGCTGGAAAAAAAGAAAGAGTTAATCATCCAACACAAAAACCATTAGAATTATGCGAAAAGTTGATTAAAGCATCTAAAAATGGTAATGATACATTACTAGTAGTACCATTTGCAGGTTCAGGAAGTGAATGTGTGGCAGCTAAAAAAGAAAATATTAATTTTATAGGATTTGAAATAAATGAAGAATATGTTAAAATATGTAATGAAAGGTTAGACGCTATTACCAAATAATTGGAATATTTGTGAATAATTAATTTTAGATTTGCTATTATCTATTTCAGTTGAACAGACTTTATATTTTTCTATATCTTTTATATTAAAATAATGCCATAATTGTGAAGACTTTACAAATCTGATTGAACAATATTTTGATTCCCAACCAACAATTTGATTTTTTTTCTTCCCTCTTTTTCCAATTTGTGGTGTAAGTTTATCCACAGTGAATACATAATAATCTTTTGGAATTATATACCACATATATTCAATTAATTCCTTTTTTTTTTCTTTTCTAATAATTATGGAATAATACTCAAATGAACTATTTCTTTTTTTTATTTCTTTTAAAATTTCAGCTGGATTTCCATTATTTGCTTCATTGCAGACCTTAGTTAAGCGATATGAAGATATGCCAGTATTATTATTTCTTTCTACTTTTGCAGTTTTATTTGAATAATTTATATTATCAAAACTATTATCTTTTCCAGAAACATGATTACCATTCGCACAATCACTAATTAAACAAATGTTTTTAACAATAGAACAATTTAATTCTTCCCAGACGGCTTCCTTAATAGGCGCTTTATTAATCATATGATATCCTGTAATAACAGCATTAAATGTAGACTGCAATGTTTTAAATTTTTTCACTAATGTATAAATGTTGTTTTTAGATACTAACCATTTTCTGAATATAGACTGAATTTTTATAATTTTCTTTATGTCATCTTGTATAAAATCTTTCATTTTATTAAAAAATTAAAAAATAAAGATAATCATTTTTTATTCATTATAACTATATTGAAAAAATATTTAAAAAAATAATAAAATATCACGTAAATTAATAATTAATAATTTATATTTTAAATATTAGATGTTAAAATTTATTGGTGGAACTAATTATATCAATGTTTCTACATTTATAAATAAAATATATGGTGCATCTATTACACCTATTATTGATTATGCTAAAGAATCTTCTAAAAATCAATATGATGTTATTAAATATGATAAAGAAATGACTACGTTAATAGATCATATAAATATTAATCATTATAATAAAGATATATCATATGCATGTAAATTAACATCATATTTACCATACAATCATGAAAAATATATAGATGATTTAATAAATAAAATTATTAATACATCACATCCTAATAAATATGTTTTTTTTGATTCCGAATATACATATTTACATAATAAAGAGGATTATATTTTCAATAAAATTATTGAAAAATATCAAAATGTAGATAATTTACATATATTCAAAACATATCAAATGTATAAAATAGACAGTTTTAATAATATTGAAAAAGATCTAAAAAAATTTGACAAAA